CGGCGCTCGTTTTCGGCCGCAGCGTAGGATAGGGCCGCGCCATCGGCCGTTATAAAGTAACGCGGATAACCCCCCGGCCATGCATAGGGTTCTGCTAAATCGCGAACAAATTGATCGGCTGAATATTGCATTTTAGTATCCATTTAAGAGTTCAAGTAGCGTGCCCGTGTTATCGGGCGGCAAGTAGTCGCGCCGCGCGGCGAAGATAGATATACCCGCGCGGTCGCAATATTCCACGCGGTCGCGGACGCGCATTCGCGCCCAATAGTCCGCAGCTTCCGTATATTCCAATTCTGAAAAATGCTCGTCGGACACCACGGGATAATCCGTAAGCGCGCAAGCGATCGCGTCCGCTTCCTCAAGCGCGGCCGTGTCATCCTGATGGATGGCGATCCATTCGACCCACCCCACGGCCCAATGGCGCTCGCGAACAATATGCACCGTGTCCGATTCGCCGCCGATAGCTTCCAGGCCGCAGATAAAGTTTGACCGCGTTAGCGCGTCACTGTCGCGGTGCTGCGCGAGGAAAACGTAATATTCCGGCCAATGCTCGCCGCCGTAACTGTCGGGCAGCGTCCAACGCTGTAATGCTCTCATTGTGCGTCCCCTTTAACGCGCGCGATGTGCGGTCCAATATCGTCGGGGCCGATCCATTTTGTGATGATCGCTTGCATGGCGTCACTCTCCGAATGTGACGAAAACGACGTGACAGATACCGGCCGGCCATATGGCGATCATATCGCCCATTTTTTCTACGCGTGAACGAATACCTGAGAGGCCAGCCCAGGCCTTCGCGCGGCGAACAATTGCGCGGTCGGATAGCGCGTCGGGCGCGTTGATTGTCTCGCGGCGAACCCACGAATAATTAGACTCGCCCGCGAAGGTGTCGGTATGCTCGAAATTTAGTTTCATGTCGTTTACCTTAGTGTGATCGGACAAAACGCCCGCCAATGCGCCCGCGTCGGGCGCATTAGCTGGAATTTTATAAATACCCCATCAAAATCCCGTCTTCGTCGTGGACGGCGATGACGTAATACTCTCCGCGCTGTTCGATCGTGTAGGTCCAATCGTCACCAGCGTTATTAAACGCGGCCGTTTCGATTGCGCGCTGTTCGGTCATGTAAAGCATTTTCTGTTCTCCTGAGTGTGGCGCGCCGTGTGGCGCGCCGTTCAATTGTTAGGCGATAAATTCTGGGTGAGTATCGAGTGCCAGCTGCGCAGCGATTGCGCGGAGTTCGTTGGCGCTGCGGGTAGTGCGCGCAGAGCGGATTAGCGTGGCGATCGCGCGCGCTGCGGTATCGCGCATACCGTGTGCAATGTAAAGGTCAAGACGGGAAACTTCGCGCTGTTCTGATTTGGTCATGTTGTGCACTCCTGTTAGTGCGCCGCGAACTGCAGCGCATGTGTGTACTGTACGCGCGTGATCTTACCTTGTCAATAACTTTTTGACTAGGGGAAACCCTAATCTGAAAGTGTGGACACAATGTTAGCGTTTTGTTGGCGTTTTTTGGCGTGCGGGTGTCTACACTTTTTGGCTTAACCACGCGGGTTTGCGGGCTGTACCCGGATGTTAACTAGTCTACTTTTGAAAAAAAATTTAAAATAATAATATAGGGGATTTTGCCGGACGACGGCCGTGGAATCCGCGCGCGTTTTCCCAGCGCGATTTTTTACCCGGTCAAAAACCGCTCACATGTGGGTACACGCTCACACTACTTTTCATAACGACTTTTGTGAGCGGCAAACAAGTGGGTACATGCCACTCCACTTTATAACTTAATTACAGAACGCTAACACGCGGGTACACGCGGGTACACGCGCACGCGCACGCGCACGCGCACGCGCGACGGCCCGATGCTTTTAGCTAATCGGACTTTGTGGACATGGCAAACATCCGGGTACATTTGCCGTTTGGCTAAGGCCCCCGGGTAGGGCCCTGGCCCGACCGGCCACGTCCACGCACCCCCCGCAAACATTTTTTATTTTTTTTGCTACAATCAAACCATGTTCAAATCTTTGCCACTAACCGTCAGAAATGTTCAGGCAACAGAGGCGCGTCTTCAGTCAATCTATGACGCGGCGAAGTTAGGTCTGAAAGGTGACTCGCTGGCGCTGGCTGCTGGTATGCTGCCCGCTGAATATCGGCAACTGTGTCAGCTAGATCCGTTAGCGGAAATGGCAGAACAAAAAGGCCGCGCTGACAATGAAAGAGAGATCTCCCAAGTTCTCAATAACGCGGCGTTAAATGGCGACGCTAAAGCCGCGTTAGAGATACTGCGTCACCGGCACGAGTGGACAGCCAAGCAGGAAGTCAGCGTTGATGTGTATCAGCGGATCAGCATCACACAGGCGCTAGAAGCCGCGCAAACCAGAGTGCTAGAGAATGCAAAAAACGATCTATACATCAGCCGAAGAGCAGACATTGATGACGCGGTTGTGGTCACCCGCAATAGCGAACGATCCTGAAGCGTTTGTACTGTTCGCGTTTCCTTGGGGTCAGCCCAACACACCGTTAGCTAAGTTCAGCGGCCCGCGCAAGTGGCAGCGCGAGATACTGCGTGACATTACCAAGCACATCAAAGTCAACGAAGGCAAGGTCAACATGGACACGCTGCGCGAGGCGGTGTCCAGCGGACGGGGTATTGGTAAGTCGGCGTTAGTTAGTTGGCTGATCCTGTGGATGCTCTCTACTCGGATCGGCTCGACAGTTATTGTCAGCGCCAACAGCGAGGCGCAGTTAAGGTCCGTTACCTGGGGCGAACTGACCAAATGGCAAGCGATGATCATCAACTCTCATTGGTGGGAGATCAGCGCAACTAAGATCGTACCGGCGCAATGGCTGACCGAACTGGTCGAGCGCGACTTAAAGAAAGGGACGCGCTATTGGGCAGCGGAAGGTAAGTTGTGGAGTGAAGAAAATCCAGACGCCTACGCGGGGGTACACAACCACGACGGAATGATGTTGATCTTTGATGAGGCCAGTGGTATCGCCGACGCGATCTGGTCAGTCGGGGCGGGCTTCTTTACTGAGAACATTCTGGACCGCTATTGGTTTGCGTTTAGCAACCCCCGGCGTAACAGCGGGTACTTCTTCGAGACGTTTAATAGTAAGCGTGATTTCTGGCAGACACGCCAGATAGATGCGCGAACGGTCGAGGGGACGGACAAGCAGGTCTACGAGCAGATCATCGCGGAATACGGCGAGGATTCGATCCAGGCGCGCGTAGAGGTGTACGGCGACTTTCCAAGCGCGGGTGAGGATCAGTTCATCTCGCCGATGATTGTCGAGGACGCATTCAAGCGGCCTAAGTACAAAGACGAAACCGCGCCTATAGTAATAGGGGTTGACCCAGCAAGAGGTGGACTGGACTCAACAGTTATTGTTGTCAGACGCGGGCGTGACATTGTAGCGATCAAGCGGTACAAGGGTGAAGATACGATGTCGATTGTCGGTCGTGTCATTGACGCGATTGACGAGTTTAAACCGACGTTGACTGTAATAGACGAAGGTGGTTTGGGTTACGGAATACTTGACAGACTAACCGAGCAACGGTATAAGGTGCGAGGGGTAAACTTTGGCTGGAAAGCCAAGAACCCCGTAATGTGGGGCAACAAGCGGGCTGAGATGTGGGGCGCGATGCGCGAGTGGTTAAAGACCGCCAGCATTCCGCAAGACAAGATGCTCAAGGATGATTTGGTTGGGCCGATGAAAAAGCCCAACTCAGCGGGTACGATCTTTCTGGAAGGTAAGAAAGAAATGAAGTCTAGAGGATTGGCATCACCTGACGCAGCCGACGCGCTGGCGGTGACTTTTGCTTATCCTGTAGCGCACCGTAAGTACACAGAAAAAGCGCGTACGATTGTTTCCAATAGGGCTACAATGTCTGGATCTTGGATGGGTGCATAGTGCCTAGCCTTTTTTTAGGTTTGTTTTTTAAATTAGTCAATATGCTTAAAAAGTCTGCTTCCCCCAAAGCGTTCAAAGAGAACGTAAAGACTGAAGTAAAGGCCGGTAAGCCGGTCAAACAAGCAGTCGCAATTGCATACGCAACCAAACGAGCGGCGGCAAAGAAATGAAACCCGGACTCTACGCCAATATCAACGCTAAAAAAGCACGTATTGCTGCTGGTTCTGGCGAGAAGATGCGTAAACCCGGAACTGCCGGAGCACCAACGGCAAAAGACTTTAAAGAGTCTGCGAAGACTGCTAAGAAGAAGTAGATGCCGGCAAACA